CATGTCTCACAGGGACGATAATATCGTCCCCGAAGACCCGCACCTGCTCCACATAGGATTTAATATCCCGTGGAGAAAGCGGAGCACTAAGCTCCCTTTCTATTCCCAAGAAAACGAGGGTCAAGAAGACCATCGCTTCAAAAGGAAAGCAGAGAGCTGAGCCCATAGACGCATACTTGGCTAAACGGATAACTCCGTGGCCAGGTACATGCGCCTTCCGGGATCTGCAGGAGTCGACTGCCCATAGCAATTCTGGGTAGTCTTCCAGCAGAAGCCGTACATGCTCATACGAAACACGATCGGAAGCCTCACTCAAATCGAGTGTGGCGAGGTCGCCGCTGAGCGAACCTCGAAACGCCATTTGCCTATTAGGCTCTTGGTCGTCTATTCCAATCATGCGATCCAGGATACCATCCTGAGATTTCGCATCTAGGAACGATCGCAAAAGTCCCTGCTGCACATATTGCATGTGCGCAGGTTCAATCGCGATCAACCTAGGTGTTTTGAGCGATTTAGGTACAGAGATCACCCTCACGGGGATCTCTGCGCCGGGCTCGAGGATGTCAACCTCCTCACGTAATTGCTCCTTATAGGAACAATTAGGAATGAGGAATTCTTCAGCAGGAAAACTCCTCTGAAGACGAGTGGTCCAGGTTCGCTGATTCCACTTAGCATTGCTGCTAAGTCTATCAGCGACAGCGCCTGGACCATGCTTGGGAGTAATTCTTGCCCAATGGACATCTCTATCCATTTTGGCAAAGAGTTCCTCATAAAGCAATCCGGCAATACGCTTGAAATCAGCCTTTTCAGACTGATCCAATAGCAAGTCGGATCTCCTGACATCCTGCTCACACTGAACGAATCCAAGCATTGCTCGTCTCTCACGACGCGGGTGAATTACTACCCGCGTGGAAGGCCCGAAAAGGTCTTCCTGAGGGAGAGCGATCTTACCAAACGACAGCGTTAGCTGTCGTAAGGCATAGATTGCTTCAATGTCCGGTTCATTCAGTAGTGCGCCACTACTAGGATCGAACACACGTCCAAGGAAACCCGATAGAAATACCGGGAAACCAGTAAGACGAGACTTCTTGAAAAAAGTCGCGTCCGAAGGGACGACGAGACCATGGTCAAGCCATTTTTCGATGACCTTTCCATAGTCCGCCAGGGTAATCGCCAAAAACGATAACCCCTCGTGCTCGGTCCGATCCGTGACAGTTTTTATGTCACGGACGGCGCTAGTACAGCATCGCATGGCCAATTCCTCGGCCATGCAGGACCAGAGTGACGTAAGGCTTTTCATGCTCACCTCCTTTTATAGAGGGTGAACAGTCCATAGCCGCGTCATGATGTCTCTACGAGTCGAAAGTCCGACCAACCTCCGCAAGATGCCTTAGGTCCGTTAGGACCCTTAGGAAATCCTGCAGAAGCTGATCAGCTTCCGTAGACGGGTTTTCACCCGAATATACGGTTGCGGAGATCTTCCGGAGATCCCCCTCTCGGGGGGTCCGGACGACTTCCTCCACAACTATTACTCGTAGAAAACTCACTCCCTCCTTAGCAGCCAATGATACAGCTGCTACCGAAGAGGAGGGCATCACCGACAATCCAGATCGCGTCGACTACAAAAACAATCAACACCATAGTCTTTCGACTTAGTGTCGTTGCATTGTAGTCAGTGCGACGACGTCCGGGATTAAGACCCCGAGTACGTCTCCGACGAGCCTGACCACCGCGTACCATTGAAGGTGTGCGTGTGCCATCAGGCTTTGTCGGCAGAGATTGTGATCGATGATCAGCTTCGCTGTCAAGAGGGTTGTCCGTCAGGACTCGCCTCCCAACAGCTTGGTGATCATCAGGTCCGAAGTTGCGGTGTAGAGGGTTTTGAAGCCCACATACGCCTGCAAGGCCTCCGTCGGCGTGTAACCGGACGGCGGGAGATCGAAGACCATGTAACATGACATGGAAACCTTCGTATTCTCCGCCGGACGGAACGCGTCAGGGGCCATCTTCGCGGTGTCGAGCCGCAGCAGTCTCCTCCACCGCTTGCCATAGTCATGGCTTGCGGAGAGATGGATGAGACCGTCACCACTTGCGTACGTGCTACCGTTCTCCTCTACCCCAACTCGGGGCAGAGGGGTAGTCACGGCGTTTATGGTGATTGACAGCGGATCGGTGAATGACATCGGCATCACTCCTAGGAGCCCATTAGGGCCCCATAGTGGCGTTCACATAATACAACGTGATACAGCTACTATCGGGTCAACCCGAGAGCAGCGGCAATGGCTATCTGGCGCGGCGACATGCCGTTCCAAGATATGCCAAAACCATAAGGTGTTGCCTGTCGGCGGAGTTTGGTCTCAACGACCATTTCCACCACTGGCGGTCGCGTGTACGACGATTTAAAACCCGTCGGACCCACGAATGTATAGGTATAACTTTTGAAGCTATGCTCCATTAGATACCCATACATCAACACTTGGTTATCGATGGCCCAAGACGCCCAATTCCCTAAGGTTTCGGACGTATTGGCAAACCAATCGAATGCCCAGCTCCAAGGCGCAGAATTCCAGATAACATCTGGAGTTAGTGATAGGCCAAAAAGTTTCCTGGCCTCGATGACGGCTCTCGCCGCGCTCGTCCGCAGACTTCCGTCTGCAGGCGGCACGTAATACGAGAAGGCGCCACTGAACCACTGTCTTCTTGACGTTTTCTCTGTCAAGATGACCTGCCCCTTACCGGTACGTGTGGAATCGGTCAGAAAACCGTAACTAGGGTTAATCCAAGGACTAACCCCGTCACGGAAGACCGAATCCTTACGCGTAACCGTTGGTGGGAATTCGTACCTCCGGCGGACCAGCTTCCCGCTATCTCGCTCGTATTGGTCCAGAATGGACTGTGCGTGCAAGAGAGACCTCGAAATATCTTTGAGGTCATTCACGAGAGGCTTCCAGCCAAACTCCACATTGAGAAACTCTTCACCAAGGTGCTTGCGCGCCTCGGTGTGAGTCAGGCTACCCAGAAGTTTCAGGGAGCCACCAATTAGGCGGGGAAAACCCTCCTTCATGGTCTCGTGGAGCATAACTGAAAGGTCCGCATTCGGGTTTGTAGGCGCACACCTTGAGATGGCAGTAGTCCCTAGCTGAGTCAAGACAGATTCGCTTGACTGGCTATTAGTGGGATATGTCATCTGGGTGGGAACCATGGGTAGCATGGGACCAACGTAAGTACTTTGATCCCAAAACACCCCAGAGTTCACCCCTTCAGCACTCAGTCCGACGGCTCCAGGATTTCCCTGGATGACGACGTACTGTTTAACAGTGGTGAAAGGGCCTCCTACATCCCGTTTGAAGGCATCGCCTTGACGGCGATGTCTCCATTCAGGGTGCGATACCGAGTCAGTAACCTGACTCCCGTTGAATGAGGAAAGAGCGGACTTGTTATCAGCCGTAGTAACATCACGTCTGATAAACTTTCCCACTTTCTGGGTTACATTACTGTAATCCCAGAGGCGGGTGTCCACCTTTCCCGTCTGAGCACCGGTCCACGGTATTACCCGTGTCCGGCGTGTAGACGGAAGACTCATACAGCGGCACCAGAGCTCCTTATGGTTCACGGGGGTGACTCCCCCGGATCCCTACCAACAGAAACATTAGGTAGGGTCATGCTGTACTATGCGCGAGGGCCCCTTCGGGGGCCC